GCACTCGCCCGGAAGGCATAACCCGCCAAGCGTATTAAGTAATACGCGCCTCGGCTAGGGCAACCTAGTCGGGGCTTTGGCGTGTCCGGCTCCCACGCGGCTCGGCTCGGCTCTCTTGACCCTCCGGGTTGTTTGAAGCCAGTTCTAGGAGATACCAGTTCTAGGAGATACCAGTTCTAGGAGATACCAGTTCTAGGAGATACCAGTTCTTTGTGCGACGCCAGTTCCCGATGGGCGAGCATCGGGCTTGTTCCAAGGTTTTGTTCCATTTGTTCCAAGCGAATTCTTTGGTTGGAACAAACTAAGTTGTTGATATATAAAACGAAAACACGGTTTTGTTCCATTTGTTCCAATGTTCCAAAAATAGGCTATCAACCCAGAGGGCGAGGGGCAGTACGCAAGCGTCATTTTGGGCAATCTTTAACCACGCCCCACCTTCATCTACTTTTCCCCCTTATACCCTATTCCCCACTATTCGTGGAACACGCCCTTTTTCGCCCCTCTACTACTACTATATATATATAATAATAATAATATCTTCTTCTTCTTCTCTACAAAATCAACGACTTGCAAAACCACCCCTCCGCTCGACCATATCCAATTTTGAAGAATAAGTTCAGTTTTGATTTTGGAACATTTGGAACAAATGGAACAAACTTGCATTATCCCATCGAAATTTGGAACAAACCGTATTATCTAATACCGTCAGAATCCACGCTAACCCCTCAATGCTATAACGCTCCGCTTCTATAACGCTCCGCTTCTATAACGCTGTTTGGCGTATTACCCAATACGCTGCCTACGAATCACAAATATTTTCCATCCACGCACGGAACTAATCCCGGTTTGGTTTGTCTAATTATGTAGGACGGACAGGAACGGATGGCGCAAGCCGAGCGTATTACCTAATACGCTGCCCCTCCCGGAAGTCTCCGATGCCACAAGCCGAAAGCCGGTAGTGGTCGAAGGCGCGGTGGACAGAGCCGCGACGAGCCGATGACAAGGTTCGGTGCCCCCATATCAAGGGGGCGAGGGCGCGATACCTCGGGGATGTACTCCCTCAACGCGACAGGGGCAGACTGTGACAAGTCGCCTAGTAGTTAGCAGCCTGTAAAACCTGTGACCTATCAATCCCATGTAGCGCGTATTACCCAATACGCTCTGGGTGGGGCAGGGGCAGGGGGGCAACTGCGGAACCCCGGTATGTGGATTGTAAAACCGGACGTAAACGCAGGGCACGGCAAGCGCGATGAACGGCTAGACAGTCAGCCCCGTAGCCGATACGGATGGGCAACATACATCCGGCAGCGTTAGGGGCATGAGGCGCGTATTACCCAATACACCAAGCCGTCCCGAGTATCTGCCTACAACTGCTGTGAAGCCGAAACTCAAACGAGTAAGCAGCCTAGCGGTGATGGTGTGGTTAGTTGAATTCTTAAATGGTTTAACTACTGCGCCGTCACCGCGTGGGTGTTTATTTATTAAGTGAAGTACAAAAAAAGGTGAGCCATGACAGGAACTATATGGTGCGTGGCCTGTCAGTTAGAGCAGGTCGCCGCCAAGCGTGTCGAGGCGGGATTCATTACCTGCCTACGCTGTGGCGAGGCTGATGCGAGGCGAGTACGGCACACCATCGTGCCGATGCATAAAAGCAACTATGTGGTCATAACTGACCGACGAGATTTGATGGGTATCAACAACAAAGGAGGTTTTTACCGATGACGAGGAAAGACTACGAGCACATCGCGGATGCGATGAAGCGGGTGTACTGGCAGACGAGTAGTCGAGGTTCGCTAACTGGGCAGAGCACCTATGCAGCCTATGTTCAGAACCTCGCCGCTGTGTTCCTGAAGGACAACCCAAGGTTCAGCAAGCATAGGTTCTACGAGGCTTGCGGCATCGTGTCTCAAGACACGGCGGAGGTGTGACATGACTAAGAAAGAATTTGCCCGTAACTGCACAGAGTGCGGCGCGGGGATGAACGAGGGCTACTGCTTTGATGGCGGCAGGGCTTACTACTGTTCTGATGCGTGTCTGCATAAGCACTTCACGCATGATGAATGGGAGAAGTTGTACAACGATGGCGACGGGGACTCATGTTGGACGACATGGGACGAGGACCCCGACGAGTACATGGTGGACGAGGACGATATGGAGCAGGTGATAGGGTTCGATGGCAAAACCGTTGCCAAGATTGAGGCTGTCAACGATAAATTCTGTATCACCTTTACTGACAACACCGAATTGGTGATTAAGGAATGGACGGGGCAAGGGGGCATGACTTGGGACTCTAATTTACAGAACGAGGAGGTGTGACATGGACGATAAAAAATATTGGTATGCGCGTGGCTACTATGACGGTCGAGCCGTAGGTGTAGCGGATGATTTAAAAGAACTTGATGGTGACAAAGACGCGGCGAACCGTGCTGCCTACAAGCTTGGCTATGATCAAGGCGTAGCCGACTCGAAATGGAGGTGTGACATGAGCAACGAAAATCACTGGGTTGAAAAGGAATGAGCCCGAAGATAGAGAACACAGTCGAGAGTCTTACTAAAGAACTTGAAATATCGAAGCGAAGACATGCCCGACTATGGAACGAATACCGAGAAACTGAGTCTAAGATACATACGGAGAACGCATGGCAAAGGCATGTGCGTGACCAACTGAACCTTTTGACTGGTAAACAATCTAGCAGCGTATTAACCAATACGGAGGATGAACAATGAACATCGAAGTGAACGAGACGCAGACCGCTGACGAGTTGCTGCCCAAGCCAAAACACCTTGTATCGCTTGCATCGTCGTGTGTGTTGGTATCTATCGAGAGCCATGTGTGGAACGCCACCGTGCAAGACAGTGACATCAGCGAGGAAATTACTAATGCGAAGCGGGCTGACCGGGATGCAGGTAAATTCATCAAGAATCTTCTCGCCAAGAACCTTGAGCACAAGGCGGTGCTGAACTATCGGCAGACTATCTACAATTGGGCACAGCGCAACACCTATGACTGGGCGGGATCGCAACGCTTGCTACCCATCACCAACCTTGTTCGGTTTCATAAGGAGTACACCGAGCATGAGAAACGGTTCCATGAGTTGGTCGATGACTTCTTGGACAAGTACCCGTTCATTGTGTCCAACATGGCATTTGTGCAGGGGACGATGTTCGACCGAGCGCAGTACCCCGATGTGTCTGAGTTGCGCGGTAGGTTCTCTATCAACCTTATCCAGAGCGAGGTGCCGACTGGCGACTTCCGATGCTCAATCGCGCAGGATTTGCTTGACGATATGGCTACACACTATAACCGCCAAGCCAAGCGCATGGTCGAGGATATCCTCAACAAGCAGACGACCCAGTTGGTCAAGATCATGCAGTCCATCTCGTACTGCTGCGAAACCGAAACCGTGATTGACGACAAGGGTGAGGTCAAGGTACGCCGTAGAAAACTTTATGACGCCACGTTGGAGCGTGCCCGTGAACTGTGTGAGATCTTCAAAGGATTCAATCTCACCGCCGATTCTCGACTGGAGGATGCACGGGCGAAGTTGCAGGTGTTGCTTGGTGATCTAACGATTGAGCAACTGCGTAACTCCGATGCCAAGCGTATCGTGGTCAAGGATGGTATTGACGACATCCTGAGCAAGTTCGGGATCTAATTTTGTATGTTTTTGTGGGTGAGTTGTTTTCGTATTAACTAATACTGTGAGGTGGTTTTATGGCTATTCAAATCAACGATGCTATCGGTTTGGATGAGGTGGCAAACCTAGTCATGACGGTAGGTCATGAGATAACCGTTGTGCTGAAAGGTGAGCCGGGTATCGGTAAATCAAGCGTGCTGAAGGAGTTGGAGCAGCAGTACCGTGACAGGTACGACTACATCTACGTGGACTGCCCGGTGATGGACTTGTCGGACATTGTGATGCGTATTCCAGACCATACTACGAAGTCTCTTGAGTCTTACGTGTCCTCGCTGTTCAAGTTGGACAGCCCGAAGCCGAAGATACTCATGCTCGACGAGTTCATGAAGACCAACAAGTTGTTGCAGACCTTGTTCACCCGAATCATGTTGGAGAGAACCGTAGGCGATGCCGCACTGCCCGCTGGCTCTATCGTGTTCGCCACGTCTAATCATTCATCAGATGGAGTGGGTGATGCGATGCTTGCCCATGCTGGCAACCGTGTGATGGTCGTCAATGTGGATAAAACCCGACACGTCAAGTGGAACTTGTGGGCTGCGAGTCATGGGGTGTCTTCCGTAATCCGTGCATGGGTCGCCATGAACCCTCGGTGTCTCGCATCGTACCTTGATGGTGGGCAGGACGATAACGAGTACATCTTCAACCCGTCCCGTCGTGGAATGATGTCTTTTGTCACGCCCCGGTCTCTCGTGAAAGCAGACGTTGTGGTCAAGAACCACGAGAAGTTGGGTCGCGCTGTGACTAAGGCGGCTTTGGCGGGTACCTGTGGTGCTGCGTTCGCTAACTCGTTCGAGGCGTTCATGACTCTTGGGAAGCAGTTGACCCCGGTCAAGGACATCATCAATGACCCTGAGAACGTGGCTGTTCCTGAGAAACCCGCAGCGTTGTTCATCACCATGTTCAATGCTATCGACACTATCGAGACACAGGATGACCTGTCCTCGTTCATGACTTTCGTCAACCGCATCCGTTCGGAAGAAGTACAAGAGTGTTTCTTCACGATGGCATTGCAGGGTCGCCTCAGCCGACTGGCTAGTCGTAATGACCAGATGAAGGCATGGGGCATGAAGAACTTGGAACTTATGATGCCGTAAGGAGTCTTACTAATATGAACGTAGTACCTAAGCAAGTGAACATGGACATACGCCTGAAGAAGGCGCACATCCGTCTGATTAAACACCCCGAGACGTGTCTGTATGGTGGCGTCATCCTGATGGGAGAGACGAGCATAATTGATGACCCCGCGCAGTGTCCGACCGCATACACGGATGGGTACAACAAGCGGTACGGTCGAGCGTTTCTTGAGGGACTGACTGACCCGGAGATCGCAGGCCTTGTGCTACATGAGAACCTGCATGTTTTGATGAAGCACATCCCGCGACACCGGGACTTGATGAAAGAGGTCGGTAGGCTGACGAACATGGCGATGGACTACGCCGTGAACGACGTCATCATGGACTTGCACATCAGTCACCCGGCGTTCATCAAGTTGCCGGACGGTGGCCTGTATGACCCGATGTTCAAGGGTTGGTCTGTCCGGCGTATTTATGAATACTTGAAGAAGGAGCAGGAGAGCGGTGGTGGCGGTCGTCGTGGCGATGCGATGGACGAGCATGATTGCAGCAGCCACGACGGTATGACCGAAGGCGAGCAGGAACAAGTTAAGCGGGATATAGATGACGCAATACATCAGGGCGGCATCCTCGCTGGTAAGTTCGGTGCCAAGATCCCTCGTCTCATCAAAGACATGATGGCTCCACCAATCGACTGGCGTGAGGCGACCCGTGAGTTCTGGGTTGCACATGCACGAGGCGCGGATGAGTTGACGTGGCGTAGGTTCAACAAACACCGACTGGCCGACGATTACTATCTGCCGTCTCTTATAAGTGAGACCGTGGGTGAGGTCATCCTGTCTATCGACACGTCTGGTTCCATAAGCAATGACGACATCGGGCGCATCGCCGCACACATACAGGAACTGTGTGAGACCGTCACCCCTGAGCGCATCCGTGTGCTGTGGTGGGATACGCAGGTGCATGGTGAGCAGGTGTTCGAGGGTGACTACACCAATCTGAAAGGCCTACTCAAGCCTATGGGCGGAGGTGGTACCCGTGTTGGTTGCGTCAGCGATTATGTTGTGAGCAAGGGATTGAACGCCGACTGCATGGTCGTGTTCACAGATGGATACGTCGAGGACGATATCAACTGGCAGACACCCATACCGACCCTGTGGTTGGTCAAGGGTAACGACAACTTCAAGCCGCCTTCGGGTGGTCTGATTAACGTGGAGGATCGAGCATGACCAAGACCATGCAACTGCCACCCCGCACCAAGTTGTACGGGTGGGACTACAACACCGACAGGCAACTGCGTATGACAGGCAAGGAGTGGCATGCGTATGCCAAGCGTACCGAGTTCAAGACTGAGCGCGGCTCCGACTCCGCATGGGGCAGCAAGTGCGAGGTATGGCTCGACGGTATTGACGTTAACAAACGATAGGAGATACAAAAGTGGGTAAGGTAAAGAGTTCTTTCAATCTTGATGATATGTTCTTGCTTGCGCAGAGCACCCCGCAAGAACGTCGAACGTTCATTAATTCAAATCTTTTCCCAGTTGCGGTGGCAATATACAACTGCACTGATAAGCGCGTATTGGTGGGAGACATTAAAAGTTCGACCCCCATAAAAATGGTCACGCCGTCAGGCTTCACAGTTTGTAGATTGACACGTGCGGACAATGAGTTCATGGTCAGTACCACGACAGCACCAGATGACGATCTGTTTTATGGCACCGTTTTGCGTTCCAAAAATCCTAACTATTTACGTTCTAAGTTGACCAAAGGCTCAAATCATCCGGCCTTTACGTCTCTGATGGAAGCAGTCAATTTAGCAGAAAACTTATTTTCGTATAAGCTGCGAGGTATGATTGATTCAGGCGTTGACCTAATGTTTGGGCGCGGCTTGATGCAACGTCCCTCCTTTGAGGCGGATAACCTATGCAAGATGGCCTCGTTCCTTGCAGATGTTGCTATGGGTAAGACCACTATGCTGCAAATGCCCGCACACCTGCGTCAGGAGTTCGATACTTCCTATTCTACTTATGAAGCATCGAGCATTAAGTTTGATAAAACTATCGACGAGTTCAAGAAGATGTTCGAGAGCGGTATGTGGGTACTATCAATTAGACCTCACGGCGAAGTAGTGCTAAGCGCAATCAGCACCGAGGGCGTGAACACAGCACTTGATGCGTATAAGAGTGGCAGCAAGTTGCCTAGTTATACTGACCACAATTATGCAACTTACACCTTGAACCCCACGTGGTACCCGAGTTACGAGGCCGTACCGGAGGAGTACCGACGTGAGTTGGACTACCGTCTGATATTGTTGAAGGCGCATCTAAATTCTGAGTCTCTTATCCCAGACTTGCCTAATGCGTGGTGGTTTGACTTGAGTTCGGCCAAGAGCGGTAGCACGCTTATTTTGCCGAGGTGATCCATGAAAGTGGCTGCCAGTGTAGAAGAGGGGTATCTCCGCATAAGTGTTGGCGACAACATGGCGAGGATCTTTGCGTTAGATGCGTTGCCTGATTGTTTAAGATTGCAATTAGCAATGGTGCATGCTTGGGACTGGACGCCGTTAGTTGACATCACGAAAGATTGGCGTCGGTCTACTTTTCATGGCGATAATTTTTTTAAGTGCCCCATCTGGTACCCCGAGGAGTGTAGGGATATTGGGTGGATGATGTCGGACACCGAGTACGTCTTGGTGTTGTCAGAAGAAGTAATCGAAGAGTTGCGCGGCGGGACATCTCATGGTTAAGTACAGCGTATTACTTAATACGCTACGCTACATGAGGGAACATGACTCCAGAAAGCAAGGTCAAGGCGAAGGTAAAGAAAATACTGCTTGATCTCGGCGCGTACTGGTCGATGCCAGTGACCGGGGGCTACGGCAATAGCGGCGTCCCTGATTTTTTAGTCTGTTGTAACGGGAGGTTCTATGGTATAGAGTGCAAGGCAAACGGTGGAAAGCCCACCGCACTTCAATTGAAGCATCTCGATGACATCCGCAAAGCAGGTGGCATCGCATTGTTGATTGACGAAACAAACGTAGAGACCCTACGCAAGGAGTTAGAGACATGACTACTGAAGCAAAGATTCGCCGTTTTCTAGCAAAAGGTAAGAGCGCGGACTACATCGCTAAAACTCTTGGCATCAGCAAGAACCGTGTCTACACGGTGCGGTGGAAGAAAGCAAAGAAGACGGACACGCCTAAGAAGGTTAAGTCGGTTGAGAAGCAGGTGCATGACGTAAAAGCGGAGGCGTGGAAGGAGCGCAATCCGTGGTTTGGCGTTAATGAACAGAAAACCGCTGCGGCACTTGCCTATCACGATGAACTTTTGAATGACGGGATTGACCCAAAGTCCGACGAGTATTGGAACAAAGTGGACGCGAAGTTTGGCTCGAAGTCCAATAAGAGACAGGGCCGCCTGACACCGACTCAAGTTGCGCTTGCCGAGAAGCTTGGCATCAGTAATGAGCAGTACGCACGTGAAATCACCGCGCTGCTCGACTGTTCCAAGACCGACCCCGTGAATCACCCCGAGCACTACAAGGTGGGTGGCATCGAGGTCATTGACTTCATCGAGTCCAAAGATTTGAACTACCGCTTGGGCAACGTAATCAAGTACGTATCCCGTGCGGGTAAGAAGGACTCCGATCCCGTGCAGGACTTGGAGAAGGCTGCGTGGTACTTGCAGCGCGAGATCGACGCGAGGAAGGGCGCATGATCCGCGCATTAATTAACTGGTGGAAGCATCGTGAGCACGAGGCTCACTACGCTTGGAGCAGGGTGCCGCCACCCAACTGGGCCTGTTCCCGCAAGCGAACAGGGGGAGAATACTGGTGAACGATAAAACTATGGAGTTCTCAAGGGATCGACTCAATAAACAGATACGAGAGCTTGTGCGAGAGAATGGACATCTCAGGGACACGATCTTCCGTAAGGATCTTGAACTGAACGCGGTGCGCCGTGAGCTAGCAGATGCAGATAAGACGCATACTTTTTTGAGCGTTACGTTAGGCATCAGTCTGTTGGCGTTTCTCGTCTTTTCACTGTTCGCAATTAGATTAGTAGGAGAGTAGCCATGCCTCTACATTATCAAGCCGATATGTTCGACGAC